TTAGTTGTGTTTTTTAACCTATGCTTTTGAAGATTTTATTCCACCTCTAGCTGCTTTTCCAATAGTTTGCTTGTATTTTTTACCAGTATCATACGCAACTTTTGGATTATAAACCGAATATGTATCTGGTGTTGTTTTATTTTTGTTACTACTCTTGTTATTATTTTTAGCTGTTGAGTTGTATCATACGCAACTTTTGGATTATAAACCGAATATGTATCTGGTGTTGTTTTATTTTTGTTATTACTCTTGTTATTATTTTTAGCTGTTGAGTTACCTTTAATTGTGTTGAAACCCTTTTGTACACCTTTGGTTGCAACATCAAATGTTTTATCTACTCCTTTTGCATATGCATTGGGTGTCAATCCTGTAGCATTTAATCTATTTGCAGATTGTACAAATGATCCTGCTTTTGCTAAATTCTTTGCTCCACCTAATGCACGGATACCCTTAAATACTTTTCCTCCAGGTATTGCTCCGATTGCATCAAATGCTGCTTGTTTGAATTTTCCTTTCCTCAAATTATTTAATGCCGAACCCGCAGAATATGCTGTTAACGCTGCACCACCAATTTTTAATGCTGCTGGAATAGCTGCTAATAAAGGCAATGCTTCATCAAGTTTTTGTGTTTCTTCTTGAAACTGTTTAAAAGTTTTCATTATTCTACAATTGTATCAAACCATTCTTGACTCATTCCAGCAATAATCTTATCTGCTGAATCACTATCTACTGCATAATTTTCATCAATAAGATGTTTTACTACTTTTTGATAATTTTCATGTATCTGTTTTGATTCTCTTGGTGTTGGTTTCATAGTAATTATGACTCGTCTTCAGTATTTATATTCTAAATAAATTAGTTTTGCTTAAAATTAATGACAAAGTTAATTGATCCTAAAAAATATACTAAGACACTTGACCTTTTGAGGTCATTTTTTTTGTCTAGAGGTTTTTTAGAAGTTCATACTCAAAATAGATTGAGTATTCTTGCTGCATGTGAGGATCCAGAAACAGTAGCAACTTATGAATATAATGGTGAAGTCTGGCCATTACCTCAAACAGGACAGATGTGGTTAGAGTATGAATTACTTAAAAATCCTGAAGCACCTGGTTTCTTTTGTTTATCTACTTCATATCGTCAAGAACCAAATCCAGTTGCAGGTAGACATGAGGTAATATTCCCTATGTTTGAATTTGAAATGCACGGTGGTGTTAAAGAACTGGAGGAAATGGAAAAAGATTTAGTTGCACACTTAGGCATTGAATTTATGGATTCTCATATTAAATCATATGATAAATGGGCAGGAATTTTTGACCATAAAGAATTAGATCATGATGATGAAGCGAAAATACAAATGGGTATGATAACAAATTTTCCTGAATGGACTTCTCCTTTCTGGAATATGTCTCGTAATGAAGATGGGACAAGTCGAAAGATTGATGTAATCTTAAATGGTATGGAAACAATAGGTAGTGCAGAACGTAGCACGGATAAAAAACAAATGCGTGATACCTTCCATACAATATCCAATGGTGAATATGCTGAGTTACTTTACAAATTATTTGGTAAGGAAAGAGTCGAGAAAGAATTAGAAGAGTTCTTAGAGTTTGACTTCTTTCCTCGCAGTGGTGGAGGTATTGGTGTTACTCGTTTAATGGATGCGATCCCTGACTAGGGATCTCAATGTGGGGTGGCGAAACTGGTAAACGCACTAGTCTGTTTAACTAGCGTTCCTGGCGGGACTTGTAGGTTCGACTCCTACCCTCACAGTTAAAAATTTATTTATTAATTATAACCTGCTTGGAACTTATTCCATTCAATTGCATTTTTAATTTGATATGTGCGACCTGATATATTTCTGATTATTTCTTCTAAAAACTTGAGCATTATATCATAGTATTTGATTTTCATATCAACTTTATTCATCTTATCATCTGCTTCAAGATGTCTTTGAATTGCATCTTTTTCACGAACCTTGTAAGGAAATGGTTCTTCTGCGTATACTTCTGCTGTTGCTTTTCCAGTATAATAATTATATCTTTCTAGTCTGACTTTAGCATATTGCTCTCTCGCTCTTTCACGAAGTAAAGTAATAGTATTATAAAGCGTGTAATACTTTGAGTGAAGTTGAGGTATTTTTAGTGATTCATCATGTAAATTATCAGGATCGATCTTGGAATCTTTTTCCCACATCTCCTGAATTTGCTCAAGATTCATGTATTAGTAACTAATTTATATAAGGTATATTTGAAAGTTGCCTCTGCTGTAAAGTATTGAACATCAGTATTAGTTGCATCAAATTCAAGTGATGTTAATGATATTGGAAACAAATCATTAAATTTAACTTTACCAACCTTTACCAACTTCCCTGTAATTGCTGTTTAAGATACTCAAAGTCCCATCACAAAATGCTTCTTTTGGATCTCTTTGACCATCAGGGTCTTTAATTATTTCGGCAAACTCTTTTGTTGTTTCTGGAAATCCTAAACCTGTCAACCAACTGTAAATTGCTTGATAGTTCTCCATATTTTCATCAACTAAAAAACGAAGAGTAAAATCTCCATAATTTAACCTTTCACCTGGTATATCAATATTTTTTAAATATGATGCTTGAGTAGTAAGTTCAAGGTTTAACTCTGGTATTCTAGCAGAATTTGAGAAAAAGTCAACCTTCGGAAACTTGGTCAAATTAAATTTGAATCCTACTCCAGATAGAAAATTTCTATTTGCTACTTGTTTTGAAAATGGTGAACCCGTCATTATCTTTTTGATTATTTATTGTCTTTCAGTAAAATCAATTCCTTCTAAGTGGTCAAACTCGTGTTGGAAAACTCTAGATGCCATTCCACTTAACTTTATTTTATGTTCCTTTTTATTCTCATCTTCATATTTAACAACGATTCTATCAGGTCTGTCAACATTTATAATCTCATCTGGAAAAGATAAACATCCCTCTTCAAAACTAACAAGTTCATCATATTTTTTAACTATCTTTGGATTGAAGCATACTATAACTTCATTATTCTCTAAATCTCTGACCATTGCAAATGCTCTAACATCCATACCTATTTGATTGGCAGCAAGTCCTATTCCTTCATAATGATGCATATTTTGGATTAAAGTTTTTGCAACAAAATGACGGTCTAATGTAACACTACAAGGTTTAACCTTTTTGTGTAATATTGGATGTGTATTAGGTGTTAGTTCTAATATCATAAAAATATTTAGACAAAAAAAGAGACCCCTGAAAGGAGTCTCTGGTATATCTCGAACGAGATATTTATATTACATAAGGTTAGTAACCTTAACTCTTCTGTAGTAACGGTTTGTGTTACGTGTGAGTGTTCCAAGTCCCTGAGTAGTTCCTTGTGAGAATGGGTTCTCAACCATACCATATCTGGTCTTGAATCCAATTTTTGGTTGGAATGTATCCTGACCAACCGCACGAACCATCTGTAGAGGAACGTATGGGCAGTAGAATAATCCAGCGTCATAAGGAGATGAACCCTTGTAACCGATAACATAGTACTGAGTAGCAGCAACGTTAGCAGCAAATGGGTCAATGTACACTCTGTACTTACCTTGTAACACACCAGCAAATGTATTACCTGTGTCGTCTACGTTGAGGTTAGCGTTAAGAGCAGGAGTGTAATCAAGTACACCAGCCATTGTCAATGCAGAAGCAACGTCAGCAGAGCAAAGGATCATGTTACCCTTCCCACGTCTGGTTTCTTGTGCGATTGCGTTAGCGTCTCTTTCCATCTGGAAGATAAGACCCTTAAACTTCTCAACTGACCATCTTCCGTTGGAGTCTGTGTCTAAGTCGAATGTTCCACCAGAAGCAACGTTTGCTTGAGCACCAGGCTTCGCTACGTTATAGATTGTTCTGATGACTTCTCTGTTGATTTCAGCAAGAATCTCAGTTGATAGAATGTTTGCTAACTCAGCCTCAGCGTTCAATCCGTGGATTGCCTTAAGGTCTTGTGCTAGTTCTAAACTGTACTCTGCTTTTAGAGCTCTTGACTTCGCAGTCACGGTGACTTTCTCGATTGAGAATGCCATCTCGTTGAAGTTATCTCCAGTTGTACCTAGATCTTCAGAGTCTCCAGTTGTCATACCCTGACCAACGTTGTAGTCAGTAGCGTTTGTCTGAGCAGCAGAACCAGAAAGTAATCCTGGATTTGAACCACTCTGAGCAGTTGTACCTAAACCAACGTTTGATGCACCAGTTGCAGTGAAACCAGATGTTAGGTCGAAACCTTCATTCTGACCAGAGAATGCTGTATCTGCTTCGTTGAATAGTGCTTCTGTACCAGACTGATTGTTGAATCTGGATCTCATTGCGAAGATAAGTCCAGTAGGACCATTCATTGGTTGTACACCAGCTAAATCGTATGCCACCAAGTTAGGCATTGAACGACGAATTAGACTGATAAGTACTGGGTCGAAACCTGCAACAGGACCTGCAGCAGTTGCACCAGCAGTAAATCCACCAGTACCAGCTGAGTTAGTTGGCTGTTCTGAAAGGAATGATGCTTCCTCTCTTAATTCTTTTTCTTGGTTTTCAAGCAGGATAGCGGTAGTTGCTCTTCTATGAGCATCTTTGATTGGATCAACACCATCATAATCGAGTATTGGTGCCCACTTTTCCTGCAAATGTTCTGTATTGTACATTTGCATTTGAAATTTTACCTCTTACGGTTTATTGTTTGAATAAATGTTAAATTCACTTTTTCGCAGCTCTGGATAAGATATCCAAATAGGCTTGCATTCTAGGAGCAACCTCTTCTGAGATTACTTCATCTGTTGAAACCTCTTCTGATAAATTCTCAGAGGTGCTCTTTGGAGCACTAGTTCTACTTGGGAAATAAGATTCCTTAAGTGTTTCTAGTTTCTCACGATAGTCTGTATCACTTTCAAACTCAACATTCTCGGCAAGAGTAGCGAGTTTTTCCTTCTGAGTGTCTGCAAGACCTTCAGATACAGCAGTAAAGATACCGTCTGCATTGGATTCTGCCAATCTACGATTTAGAGCAACATTGCGATCTATTTGCTCATTGAGTTTTGATTCCATTTCATCAAGTTTATCTACCATGCTATTGAGTACATCGTATTTTTCTTCAGGGATTGTTACATAATGTTCTTCAAAAAGTGACTTCATACCTTCTAAGAAGGATTCTGTCATCTCTGTTTTAAGTCCTTGCTCAA